GACGATGCGGCAACAATTACTTTTAGGTTTGCAAGAGGTAACGCAGCTGCTCTTTGTGTTGTGCCATTATTAAATATAACATTTCCAGTATTCACGATGTTTTTACCACTCAAATCCAATGCTGTTGTGTCACCAGAAGATGGTACTATGATTTTACCATTGGAATCGAATTGCCATTTTTGTTTAAATGGTGTCACAGATTTCTCATACAAACCACCAGGAGTTGAATATACAATTACATTTGTTGTATATGTGTAATCTGTATTCTCAGCAATCGTTACAGTTGTATTGCCGGTACCAACAGTTGTACTTGTTTCTGTGTTTGCTTCTGGTATGCCGACATATGTGAAATCACCCCAAGAACTACCATTTGCACCAAGGTATGTTCCAGATAGAGAACCATCTACAGGCAATTGATAAATTGTTGCGAATGTGTTTGATTTACCTGATGGTTTAGAATAACCAATACCAACAAGATAGTCACCTGAAACATCTAGTTGTCTATGGCCAAATCTGATTGTTTGGTTTGCACTTGCAATTTCTAAAGACCTTGCCCAAACCAATGCACCATTTGCATCAACCTTATATGTGATGAATGCTGTCTGATTGTTTGCATCTGTTGTTGCACCGTTCACATATAGATAATTGTCTTTATGTTTGATCCAATTGATTTTTGGTGTTGTGATACCAGTTATACGCTTTTCCCATATCAATTGGTTGTTGGCTCTAAATTTGTAGATGTTGTTATTTGATGCTGCATACCAATTGTTTGATGTGTCGGAAGTCAAACTTATAATTGTATTTCCATTTGTATCAACATTGTTTGTCCAAAGATAAACACCTTCTGTATCAAACTTGTGTACTTTTCCGTTTGCAGAACCAACTAAAACACCATATTCATTTGGTAGTGCTAAACAGCAATATGCGTTTGTGGATTCTGTTTGTGAAGTGAAATATGTGAAGTACAATTCACCTGTAATATCAAGACCAGTTAGTAGGTTATGTTCACCAACAAAGTATGGGAATCCTTGGTCATCAACAGTAATGTCCACAGAACCTACTGCATCTTCTACCATCGAACTCCAAACATTTTGGCCAACAGAATTAAATTTGGTAACTAGAGTTGAAAAAGTATTTGGAAGATTTGTCAACAAATACACATTGTTGTTTGCATCAATATCTAAAGATTCAGAATAACTACCATATGTGGTGTTTGCTGGTACAGAACGAGTCCAGAATATTTCACCTGTTGTATCAAATTTTACAATTGTAGATTGTGGATAACCTGTGGTTTCATTTTGTGTTGTCAGTGCAACATAAATGTTATTGGCTGAATCGTATGCAACACTATGACCATATGTATTGGCTAACTGAGTTGTTAGTTGACCATACAATAGACCCCAAACTTTTTTGTTGTGGTGGTCATTACCAACTTCCACTTTTGTATTACTATACATTATGGTATCGGTAAAACTGATATCACCCAAGAAAACAGAATTGGCTTTATTGAAAGCGCCTTGTGCTAGTGCAGCATTGTTTGCTGATTGTGAATTTGCAGTATTAGAATTATTGGAAACATTGGTATACAACTCGGTAAAGTTGTCATTTGTTTTGACAAATGCGGCTCTTAGTGTATCACCTTTGCCATCATTTGCTCTAATGCCAATATTGATTGTTTGTTTAGACATTTATTTCTCTCATTTGATGTTTATTGGTTTGCGGCCTTGTTAATTGTCAAGACTTCATTTAGTGTGTTATCGGTCTTAGCGTCAACTTTATCGACAGTCATAAAGTCGATATCTGTAGAAACTCTGCCAACAGCATCAACTTCAACAAATTTCAATGGGTTCAAATTGTATGAAGTGAAGTTATAGTTTGCCAAAGTATTAATACCGTATATAGGTTTATCGGACACAAAGTTTCCTGTTAATGCTTTTAATCTAAGAACGTTGTCGGTAAATTGAACAACGATACCTGTTGCTGTTGCATCATCTGATGTATATCCTTGATACACTTTCTCACCAACCTTGTATGTACCAAAACCAGAACTTAAATTCAAATAGAATTCAACAATATCTTCTTCGGTAATTAGATTGTACACAGAAACAAATGCACGATTGATGACACCAGTTTCTGTGGTTTTACCAAACACAAAACCTTTGACTGTAAAGTTTAATGTCCAGATTATCATTCTGGTTTCATTCTCTCTACCACCTTCGTAAATAATGTCATGTGAAGTTGAATTCAAAATCACAGGCACTTCTTTGATGATACCCATTTCAGGAATCAAATTCAATTTGATCGTGTAATCTGGTGTAAAGAATGGTAGGATGTGTTCAATGATTTGTGTACCATCTTCAATGTTTCTTACATAGATGTACAGATTGAAATCAAAATTGTATGGTACTGGATTGTATTGTGCAATAACACCGGTCGCTGTATTTGTACCTGCAAAATTTTTAATGTTGGTGTTTTGTTTTCTACTAGCATCATATGTCAGACCGGCCATTTCAAAAGACATTCTTGGTAGAGTTGTTTGTACCTTTTTGTCTAGGGCTAAATCTTCCTCAAGACGCATAACATATCGTTCTTTGGTTGCATATGCAATAGGAACAATGAACCTCTCAGATTCGGTGTTGTCTGTTTTGAATCTGTAGAGTGTTATGTTGTCAAAAAGATTACCAAATCCAACAACTAATTTTCTGATAACACGATTGTATGTTGACATTATATTTTTCCAAATGGATTTGTTTCGGTGAAATCTATAATATTATCAGCATTCTCGGCCAAATAATCATTGTCGTAGGCTTCATTTCTTGTACTGTCTTTTAATGGATTGTATGATGATAGATAGTATTGTGCATTGCTTGTTGCACCAATGATTGCAACATTGTTTGCAAATTCACCTGCAACATTTGTTACTTTTAATACATCATCAACTGTGTTCCAATCTTGCACTATTGCAACCACAGATGCGTTTGCTTGTGTACCATCTGTTGATTGAAATACAATTTCTCTAACTTCATATGTTCCTGTACCAACACCAGTATTCAGGTCGATAGTGTAACTTGATTGAATCATTACATCATCAATATCTTCCACACCAGTGTCGATAACTTCTTGTGAGTACTTGAATTTCTCTAGTTCCAATTCATAGAAATATGGAATCTTGCGGCCTAACATAAAGAAATCTTTGGTTTGATTGGTGAATTTAATCTCAAACAATTCACCAGTGCCATTTAAGAATGGTACATAGACCAAGTCACCTTCACGGGGTCTATTGAATCTATCTTGTGGTACTCTTTGAGAGAAAGAACGCTTTGATAATATGATATTGATATTGTTTTTAATCTCAAGTCCGAATTTAGAAAAGAATTCTCTTTCGCCACCGTATTCCATTGAACTGGATAGATAAAATTCAATTGGAAATGCAGAACTAAATTTCTTGATTGGGTCTTCACCATACAGAATGTCTCTATCTTCTTCATTTTCAATAGGCAAATAGTAGGCGTCAAAGCCCATAATCTTGATTGATTCAACAATCAAGTCTTCAATTACCCTCTGCTCAGCAAGAGAGTTGTAGTTATTGAAGTAGACACTGGTTGCCATATTAGTTCATCATAAATTCTAATGGTGCACCGTACTTGTCACCAATCTCTGCGTGTAATGCATCAATCTCTGCTTTGGCTTCTTCATAAATCTTGTCGCCATTCAACATGACACCACCAGGCAATTGAATACCACTAAACTTTTTAAGGTTGTTGCCCCATGAACGCTTGATGAGTGCTGTTGCATACTCTTTCAACCAACGGTCGTTCCAAGCCTGTGTGTACACCTCTGGATCAATCACTGCATAACATTCTGCAATGACTGTGGTACCAACTGGTGCTTCACGTTGACCCCAAGCCCAATCAATATACAGTCGTTGCATATGTCTTTGAAATCTAATAGGAACTTCACCAGAAAATAGTTGTTCTAACATACGCAAGTGTTGCAATGTCATGGTATAGTTGATGTATGATGCTGAGGTAAAATCATACAACTCATTTAAACGTAGTTGATATCTCAAATCAAACATATTGACCTGAGATAGTGAATCGGAAATAGGAAATATTCTGGTTATACCAGCAATCTGTAGTGCATTATTTGACGAATCTTTGGCTTCAGATAAGTTCAAATATTTGTTATTGATATCTGTTTGGTCTAATTTTTTGATGTAGTATACTTTTTGTAGGCCATCAAAATGATAGTCTTGCCAATATTGAAGTGCATCATCAATACGGTCTTCTACCTGGTCGTCATCAACGTTGATTTCGATTACTGGAAATCCTAACCTACGTAGGCAATAGTCTTTGAATGCCGTTCTTGTTATGATTGTTTTTGCCATTATATCCCCCTAATAAGGATATTTATGTTTCGTTCCACTTGCGCTTTATAAATCTGCTGTGTACGTTGCTGGATAAGCTCTAGTCACATCACCAGTTCTTGTACCAGACCATATAATTCTTACACCACCTGTGTTGCCTGATCCACTATAAACTACGCCTCCACCAATTACGCCAGTTCCTTTTTTAACTGCACCGCCGCCGCCACCATAAGTGCCACCAAAGACTCTATCGGATGTTGTGCTAGTAGTAAATCCTGCTGTTCCATTAGTTGAATCTGTTGCCGCTGTGCCACCCCGACCGCCGCCGCCAGAATCTGCTGTGCCTGAAGTCTGAAAATAACCACTGCCGCCTCCACCGGCGCTTACTTTGTTTGTTGCGGAATGTGGTGGTTTAAGTGAATTTCCTCCTCCACCAGCAG